TGTTCTTTACCCGTTGTATCGTAAGCCATCATCTTAAATTTATCGTTTCCAACGTCTTGTAGGATAATATAGTAGTTGCCTTTTGCCAACCCCATTTCTTTAATAAAGTCTTCTATTTTATCGTCTGCCATTTTTTAACCACTCTAAAGGTATTGTTTTCTCTGCCCACTGGAAGTCGTGTCTAAGACACCAATCTGCGTAGGTTGTTTTACTTCCTTTGTATATCTTATTCTTTGCATTCATAAATACAAAACGTATATCTAAGTCTTTGTGTTGTTCTTTGACAAGAACCATCTTTACTCTATCTGCCTTATCAAGATGTCCCTTTGCTTCGATAAGGATATTTGTTTCGGGTATGTAAAAATCTGGCGTGTATGTTCTAGGTTTAGGTATGTAAAGAAACTTCTTTGATTCATACTCAAACTTTACTTTGTGACGTGTTAGAATTCTTGCCAGTTCTAATTCAAACTTTGATCTGTACTTCATATCTCTTTCAGTTTCAATCCTAATGATTGAATCCTTTTGTTTACGTATCCTGCCAGTTTGGGGGATTGTTTTTCTATTGTAATAAGTTGGACTGTTAGGGGAAACATCGGAAGGCATACTACTTTACCGTATCCCAATGCGTGACTAATAGCTTGAAATTCATTCTCTACCTTTACTATGTCTCGTTGTTCTGTCTTGGAAGTGAGAGAGCCGTCTTTTGAAAAGTTCTCACGAAGAGTAAGGGGAATACCTCTTTCATGTTGACGCAAAAAGACTGTCTCTCTCCCACCACCCGTCTCCACATGGGAGTCTATATAAACGTGGTACATGTCCTCGTTTAATTCCATTAGGTCTGCCATATAATTTCGTGTATATATAACTGGCATTACAATTCTTTCTTCTTCAATCTTGTGTACCAAACTTGTGGTGGCTGTTTGGCTTTCGATGTAATCCTATCATGCAGGGTTGCATTCTTCCAACAATAGCTTTTGAACCCACACATGTTGCAAGGCTTTGGCATAAGTTTGTTGCCCGTTCTTTCGCCTTTGTATTCTTCAAACTCATCTTTGTAAGGTATAACAAACTCTTTGAATGGTCTATTTAGGAATTGAACACGCTTCTTTGCATCTTCAAGATATTCTTTCCTATCTTGATCTTGCCACTCTGGTGCTTCAACAACGGCTATCTCTCCACTTGATTTGTTAACAACGATCCATCCACCAAACGGTAATCCCGTTGCTTCTCCATACAGATGACCTTGCATGATGTATCCAAATGGATCATCTTCTTTTATTTTATCATACCCACCGTAGCCAGTATACTTAAACTTAAATGCCCACTCACTTGCAGACTTGATATCCCAAACTTTCTCTTGTCCAGTTTCATCTCTTATAATCAAATCCAAAGTACCCGTAACTTCTGAACCATTTATGTTTAACTTAACTGCCTTTTGTTTTGCGACAATATCCACACCTGCTTGTTCTAAGACTAGAACAGCTATTGCTTCTACGATATCACCGAATAAAAATCTGAATAGAAGATTGTATTGTACTTCTTGTTCAACACCATTCTTCTCTAATAGTTGTTGACAAACTGGTCTACCAAGACCAGACATTCTCAACTTGTAGCTTTTCTCTTTGTTTAGCTGTACAGTTACAGAATCTTTGCAATCATTTGCAAACTCTAAAACGGCTTCGGGGGGAACAGTAACTTCCCCCCTACTTGCACGTTCCATAAAGTCTTGGATTTTAAACTGCAGCAGCATTGAAATCGTCAGCTAAACTTTCGTCTGATTCTACAACTTGTAGCTTTTCGACTTCTCTACTCTGTTCAAGCACGTTTAAGTTGTGTGCTTTCACAGTTTCAGCAAACTTCTTCATCAACTCTTTATCCTCGTCTTTGATGTCTACTTCGTGGCTGAGTGTTGGAATTGGCACATAGTATGTTACCGAACCCCTTTTCTTTTTCTCTGTTCTAAGGGTAATCCAACATTTTTGCATAATCTTCTTTTGCTTAGTAAGACTATCTATAAAATTTCTAATTGGTAAAAACCCAGATCTTTTAAAGTATGCAACAACAGGATGTTCACTTACCTCTACCTCGTCACCATTGGCTTTAGTAAACTTACCACTTATCTTGGAGTACAAGACTTGGTTGCATACTGCGGCCCTTGATTTAAGGTACAGTGGATCATCTTCTTTGAGCTTTGCTTCATCATCTGGTGATAGTCTACCACACTTATTGCCACCATCTGTATCAGGAAAATCTCCTGACATGGTTGGTTTCTGTACAGACTTACAAGAGAATACTCCTTCATCTGCATCATAGTGACTCCACTCAAAAGTTCTGAGTATTGGTCTAATGGATACTTCTTTGGCGTAGACCATCTCGCCTTCATACATCATCTTCCAATCGCCACGTGTTAACGTTACGCCATCGTCTGTTTCTGTATCGTAGTTAATGTTCAGCCTAGATAATCCTTCCTTCGATCTCTGTGCTGATTTCTGACCAGTCAACTCCATGAAAGCATTTTCGTCACTACCAAAAGTATTAACGATATCATCCATCTCAGTTGACATGGTTTGTAGTGTATTATCATCCATAAATATTTCCTTTTCTGTTTATTTAAGGTTAACGTAATTTAAGCCTACAGACTTACTTCTTCCAAGTCAAGCCAATTTTTACCCATTTTTAATTCTATACCTACTGGCATGTTGTATTCTATACCATACCTACGTTTTGTTTCTTGAGGTAAGGATAACATAGCTTCACTTAAAACTTTGATTGCTTGGTCTTTTTCATCGGGATGAACGTCAAGTACAATAGAATCATGTACTGTGTTGCAGATGACAGACTTCATCTTTAATTTTCTCATTTGCTTATCTAATCTGACCAACGCAATAGGTAGCAAGTCAGCAGTTGCAAATCCTTGAACTGGATAGTTACAGATGGCAGTACGGTTGGTTGCAGAACCCCACTCAGTCCATTTAGCATCGGGGAAACAATATTCACGACCAGATGGTAGCTTGATGATTTTGGTTGTTACTGCTTCTTTTTCTAAATTTTTGTGCCATTCAGTTACTTGTACATATTTCTCTTTGAATCTTTGGTAATATGCTTGTTGACTACGAGTACCACTCACCCCACCATACAAAGGTTTAAAGGTGTGTGCTTTTGCATCTTGCCTACTGCAGCCGATGATGGATGCTGTATAGCTATGTACATCTGTACCATCTAGAACATCTTGAAAAACTTGCGTATCATTTGCAAGAAATCCTGCCACTCTGAATTCAAGTTGCGAGTAATCTCCCTCAAGAATACTTCCGTTGGGATATCTGCTCTCCACCACCTTCCGAATAGCGAACGTTGATCCACGTGGCATATTTTGAAAATTAGGATTTCGACTAGATAATCTGCCAGTCGCTGTAACGCACTGCATAAACTCTGGATGTATAAAATTATCTTCATCAACATTGTTCTTCATTCCTTCCACAAAAGTTGATAAGTAAGTACGTAAAGCATTGTATCTTATATATGCTTCACAAAACTCACGACCATCCCCCTCAAGTTCTGTTATTCTATCTTCAAGTGTAACCTTGTCTGTCTTAAAACCTGCTGATGCCGTATCTCTTGCAGTTCGTGGTATGATCTTGAACCCTGCAACTTCACCAGTAGATGTGTAGACTACACCCTTGCCAGTACACTTCTTACAAATTCTTTTAGCTTTACCTAACGTACCATCTTTTCTAGGTAGCCTAACACGACCAGTACCAACACACTCATCACACTGCCTGCCTATCGTCTTGTATACGATGTCAGTCATTTGCCTAACGTATCGAACAAAGTCAGTGTTCTTCATTCGTGTTCTCATCTTAGGTTTGATTGTGTTGCCACGCATCTCGTGTCCAAGATTAAATGTCATTGACCAAAGTGATTTGTCTTTGACTTTACGTGAGTAAAGCAACATGCTTTTATCATCTGGACTAGCTAGATTGATAGGTGTATCCCCCATAGCTTTCTTTGCTAGTTCACGTAACTTAATTTCTAACGTGTGCATCTCTTGTTCGTATTCTTTTTCTATCTGTGCAAGAGTTTCTAAATTTATTTTTAGTCCGTTGTGTTCT